GTATGATGTTGCCGTGACTACGGCCCCTAGAATGTACGCTAAAAATATTCGGATCATTTTATTTTACCTTTAAGATGTTAGTGGTAGGGCACACACACGGTGTGCCCTAGGTTAGTTACTCTACGTAAAACTTTAAGTCGTGAATGAAACCGTACCCTCCGCTTCCTGCCGCTTGCTTTAAGGCAATCAGTTTATGTTTGACTTCATCAGCCGGTAGATCCTCACGACTCAGTAGTCTATTGATTAACCGCTGGAAGTCTTTGAGATCCTTCTCGAAATTAGTAGATTCTACTTTGGGTGTCTTATCGTCACCCTTTTCGATAGTAATCATACGTTCGCGTATCTTGCGAATAGTCTGATTCGCATCATTCTTAGCGGTTTCTAGCGCAACAAAGATAGCGGGTTGCAGTCCTTCATTTGACAGCTCAGATTTCTTTGCCCTATATATCCTATAGAACTCTCCACGCTCTAAGAACTTTCCGGGTAAACCGTAGTCCTTACCAGTAACGTGTCCGAAAGTGGTAACAGCCTTAGCATTATCGTAGAAGTCTTTTCGCTTTTTAAACCAAGGATCATCTTTACCTAGGGTAAAGTCCTTAGCCTTAGCCTGAGTGTAGTCCAGTGAAGTGTGTCCACTCTCCATTAGGTTAGTGACTGTTTCACCTAGTCCGATGGTGGCCCGTTCACCCGCCTCACTTGCTAGACTGTCTAGGTGAGCCTGTGCTATCAGTGACTCTGATACAGTATCAGAGATAAAAGCATTACTGCCCTGCTCTTTTCTCTGCTGTTGCACCCTTTGTGCCGCTTCAGCGATTAGGTTAGTACGCTCGTTTGATACGTTAGAGCCTGTATCGGCTTTTTTGACTGATTTAGTCATGGTTATATTCTCCTAAAGAATATTATTGTGGGACGTGATTGTCCCGTATGGTCGGCTTGATTGCTCCCCATGTCCTTAATATCCCACGGATTCCTGATTCTGCAATAGATAGCATCCCGCAAACCTTGTACGGACGCACAAAAAACGACTAATCCAGACCCTACCCTGCCCCTATGGGCCGCTGTACTGAGACGACACCATATGCCGCTAGTATTACTAATATACTCAAATAAATCTGTCTCTAACCAAAATCCTCTGCTTCTTGAGGCCGTTCCCTACACAGGAGACCCCCCACCCCTAAAATATAAGTACCTAGCCAAAAAAATTTTTTGTGGTATATTTCGCGCAACGGCTTATAGCCAGCGAAACAATTTATGACTTTAAAGCTAGAACCTGAGATAGGTGTATCTATTGCATCCCAAGTTCCGCCCGAAGACCTTACCATTTGGGCAGAAGCTGCGAGTAATACCGCGCAGGAATTAGAAGAACATGGGCTAGATGTAGAACCTAACAAAGACGACAAAGACGTAGCCGCTAAATTAGCTGTTGCCTACGCTGACGACCCCCAAAAAACGTCTAAGAAAGCCTCCACCAAGAAGATTTCTACCCTCACACCTGCATCTCTTATACTTACGAACACCATACTGCAAGAGTTTGGGCATTCTGTTGCAGAAAATGCAGTGCAGATACGGCACCTAGTCACAAACAAGCTGTTATTAGAGTCTGAGAACCCCGACCCACGTATACGTATGCGTGCATTAGAGCTTCTGGGTAAGATCTCAGACGTAGGACTGTTCGCGGAGAAGTCAGAAGTAACCATTACGCACCAATCTACCGATGACTTGCGTGACAAACTACGTTCTAAGCTGGAGAAGTTGGTAAACCCAGAGGACGACATAGCTGATGCTATAGTATTAGACGGCGAAGCGTTTGATATAGATGCAGAACTAGGCGCTGACGACTACGATGATTGAGGCCGTTCCCGATTTTACAGAGGAAGAAGTCCAGCAGATGCTGGATAACATAGATAACTTCAATGATACGGAGGTTGTTGAGATAAACCGTATCGTTGATGAACTATCAATACGTAAGATGAACCAAGCTGCCTATGATGATCTTATAGAATTCTGCAAAATTATGCAGCCAGACTATATAGTAGGTAAACACCACCGTATTTTGGCTGATATGCTCATGGCGATTGAGTCTGGGGACAAAGACCGTATCTGCGTTAACATCCCACCCCGTCACGGCAAGTCTCAACTCGTTTCTATCTTCTTCCCAGCGTGGTACTTAGGGCGTAATCCTAATAAGAAGGTGATGATGGTGTCGCATACCACTGATTTGGCTGTAGATTTTGGTCGTAAGGTGCGAAATCTCATTTCTACAGACGCATATAAAGGTATATTCCCTACTGTTAACCTTGCAATTGACTCTAAGTCGGCTGGTAGATGGAATACGAACTCTGGTGGCGAGTATTATGCCTGTGGTGTTGGCTCTGCACTGGCTGGTCGTGGTGCTGACCTACTTTTAATTGATGACCCGCACTCAGAGCAAGACGTTATTAACGGAAACTTCGCTGTATTTGAGAAAGCGTACGAATGGTTCACGTTCGGTGCCCGTACTCGTCTGATGCCGGGTGGAAGTGTTGCAATAATCCAAACACGTTGGCATATGGACGATCTTACTGGGCGTGTAACCCGTGATATGGTTAATAATGAGCGTGCTGATGAGTACGATGTCATTGAATTCCCCGCCATACTAGAGATTGTGGATGAAGAATTGGACGACATTGTTGAAAAACCTCTCTGGCCTGAGTTTTTTGATTTAGATGCGTTACTACGTACAAAAGCATCTATGCCTACGTTCCAATGGAACGCTCAGTACCAGCAGACACCCACAGCAGAAGAAGCTGCACTGGTCAAACGTGATTGGTGGAACATATGGGAGAAGGAACAGCCTCCGCCCTGTGAATACGTCATAATGTCGCTGGACTCGGCGGCAGAAAAACACAACCGTGCCGACTATACGGCGCTGACTACGTGGGGTGTGTTCCTTAACGAAGAGGAAGGCGCGTACCACATCATCCTGTTGAACAGTATTAAGAAGCGTATGGAGTTTCCAGAGCTAAAAGAGATGGCTATGGAGGAATACGCTGAGTGGGAGCCTGATTCGTTCATTGTAGAGAAGAAGTCATCAGGTACAGCGTTGTATCAAGAAATGAGACGTATGGGTCTACCTGTGTCAGAATACACACCACACAGAGGGTCAGGTGACAAATTAGCACGATTAAACTCAGTATCTGATATTGTGCAGTCTGGCCTGTGCTGGGTTCCAGATACCCGCTGGGCAGAGGAAGTGGTAGAAGAGATTGCCGGTTTCCCGTTTATGAGTAATGATGACTTAGTTGACTCCACGGTTATGGCACTCATGCGTTTTAGGCAAGGTGGTTTTATACGCCTACCTAGTGATGAGCCAGAAGAACAAAGATTTTTTACTAGACGCGGAAGCGGCTACTACTAGAGACATATTATGGCTATTGAGAAAGGACTATACGCAGCCCCACAGGGCATAGACGATGAGCTTATGGAAGGCGAGGACGCTGACCTTGAGATAGAGATCGTTAACCCTGACATGGTGACACTAGACGACGGCAGTGTGGAGATTACTATTGTCCCCGGTGCCGACTCTGTGTCTGGTGAGTTTGATTCTAATATAGCTGAAGAACTAGAAGAGTCTGACCTTAACGAGTTAGCAGATGAACTCATTGGGTTGATAGAAGCTGACGTGACAAGCCGAAAGGACTGGGCGGATACTTACGTTAAAGGCTTAGATGTTTTGGGCTTTCAGTACGAAGAACGTACAGAGCCGTGGGAAGGTGCGTGTGGTGTGTACTCTACAGTACTTGCCGAAGCTGCCATCCGGTTCCAAGCTGAAACTATGTCAGAGACGTTTCCAGCCGGTGGCCCAGTACGTACTAAGATCATAGGCGTAGAAGATAAGGACAAGGAAGAAGCGAGTAACCGCGTAAAAGCGGATATGAACTACGAACTGACTGAGCGCATGGTGGAGTACCGCCCAGAGCACGAACGGCTTCTATACAGCCTAGGATTGGCTGGTAGCGCGTTTAAGAAGGTTTATTTTGATCCGAACATAGGTAGACAGGTAGCTCTGTATATCCCCGCTGAAGATGTAGTAGTGCCTTACGGTGCGTCTACTATAGAGAGCGCAGAACGTGTTACGCACATTATGCGTAAGACCAAGAATGAGATACGCAAGCTACAGGTAGCTGGGTTTTATCGTGACGTAGAGTTAGGTGAGCCACAGACGTATCACACAGACATCGAAGAGCGTAAGGCTGAAGAAGGTGGCTACTCTATAACAGAGGACAACCGCTATTCTTTATATGAAGTACACGCTGATATGGTCATTGGTGGTGTTGACGAGGACGAGGATGATATAGCCAAGCCCTACGTCATAACGCTTGAGCGTGGGTCTAATGAGATCCTAGCTATACGCCGTAACTGGAACGAAGAAGACGAACTGATGCTAAAGCGTCAGCACTTCGTACACTACTCGTACGTACCGGGATTTGGGTTCTACGGCCTTGGCTTGATTCACATCATCGGTGGGTACGCTAAAGCAGGTACGTCTCTTATACGCCAGCTTGTAGATGCTGGCACCCTAGCTAACCTACCGGGCGGTCTGAAGGCTCGTGGGTTACGTATTAAGGGCGACGATACGCCGATTGAGCCGGGTGAGTGGAAAGACGTTGATGTACCATCAGGCAGTATCCGCGACAACATCATGCCGCTTCCTTATAAAGACCCTAGCCAGACACTACTGGCACTACTTAACCAGATTACTACTGAAGGCCGTCGTCTAGGCGCTATCAGTGATATGAACATCTCTGACATGTCAGCTAATGCCCCTGTGGGTACTACGTTGGCGCTGT